AGAACTAACACTTGGTGGTGGTTCTGGAAGTTATGATGTGTATTCAGGTAATGCAATCATTACTGGACAGAGCGTTACAAATGATGTTAATGGTATTGTTGAAGCAACATTCTCTTTTGAGGGGACTGGGGCATTAACAATCGCTTAATCTTTGGGGGGTGTAAAAACCCCCTTTCTTTATTATGGATAAATTATTAAAAGCATTAGAGAGAGAAGCAACAGAATTACGCTCAGTTGAATTTGTTGTTAGTGGGGAAATACAAAAAGTCTATTATCGTATTATGTCTGGAGATGACCATGCAAGAGCATTAGAGTTATCTAAAAAGACAAAAACAGTTAAAGAAACAGATGGTTCAACTACTGATTTAACTTATTATGATGATGATTTATTAAGATGTTATATCATCTATTTCCAATTATTAAATGAGAATGGAGAGCGTGTTTTTACTAATTTAACTGATGTTGATTGGATTAAAAAAAACATAACCTATGAAACATCTAGCTATTTGGCTAGTGTTATGGGTTTAAAGTCTGTATCAGATATAATAACTGAACAGCAAGAATTATTAAAAAAGACGAATGGCTGAAGGCAAAAGCATTTTTAGCATTTGAACTTCATAAGTCCATTACTGAAATAAACGATTTACCAATGAATGAGATTGGTTTATTATTAGCATATAAAATTCAGCACTTAAAGGACTTGGAAAATGCCAACTGAAAAATTAGAAATTGACATTATTGCTAAAGGCAAACCAGCTGAAAAAGCAATAGGTAAAGTAGAAAAGAAAACTGATGATTTAGGTAAAACTACCAAGCGTGTTGGAAATGATTCAGATGGTATGTTATCAAGACTTCGTGCTGGTTGGGTTGCTGTCGGTGCTACTATTGCTTTATCTGTTAATGAAGCAGTCCAATTTGAAAGAGCTTCTGTTGGTCTATCCAGAGAAATGCGACAATTCGCTAAAGATACTGCATTATCTTCTCAAGCGACTGCTGAACAAGTTGCTGGGTTCTTAAAATCTGCACAAACTGCTGGTCTTGCTGATGAGCAAATGAAAAAACTAGCAACTGATGCTATTGCACTTGGTTATGCTTTCCCACATGAAGATGCAGAAACATTACACGATAATCTAGTAATGCTTAACACTACTGGTGAGGCTCAAGGTTTTGTTGTTGATATTCTTGAGCAACAATATGCAAAAATGGGTAAACGCTTTGAAGATATTGATTTAAAAGCAGTATCTGTTGAAGAAAAACTAGCACTTGTTAATAATGTTATTAATGATTCAAGAGTTGCTATGGAAGCATCACCATTGCAAGATTATGATAAAGCAATGGGACAGTTAAATAACACTTTAACTGATTTAGGTCAAACCATTGTTGAAAGTGGTGCATTTACATTTCTTAATGAGGTATTAGCTGGTAGCAACTTAATTCTTAATAGACTTATTGGTTCATATTTATATTTAAAAGATTTAATTGTTGATACAAACGAATCTGAGAAAAAATATCTTGAGCAAAAAGCAAAAATATTGAAATTAGACCAAGAATTTTATGGCAAATCTCATCAAGAAGATATAACAGCTGTTAAAGACAGAATTTCAGAACTTACAGTTGCAAATGATAATTTAAATATATCTAAAGAAAAAACTGCTCAATTAAATACAACAGAAAAAGATTGGTATGACCACGCTAAAGATGGAATTGATAAATATATTGCAGGTGTAAAAGATTCCAATAATGAAATTACACGATTTCAAAATGTTGGTATAAAAGTTGCTCAGGGTTTAGAAGATGCCTTTGTGAATATGGCTATGGGAACTAAATCATCATTTAAAGATATGGCTAATGCTATTGTTGCAGATTTAATTAGAATACAAATCAGACGAAGTGTTGTTCTCCCACTATTAGGTTTATTTCATACTGGAACAGCAGAAGTTAAACATACTGGCGGAACAATAGGTGGTATTCCTTCATATCATACTGGAATGAGGTCTGATGAAAGATTAGCTAAATTACAAGTTGGAGAAGCTGTAGTCAATAGAGCTGGTGCATCAAGAAACAGAAATGCTATAGATGCAATGAACGCTGGGTATCAAGTTGGCGGTGGAACTGGCAATGTAACAACTGCTGAAATCAACTTTAATGTCCAAGCTATTGACGCTGTATCTTTTAATAATTATTTAGTTGGTAATAAACAAACTATTGAAAATATTATCAATAATTCTTTACAAACAAACGGAACTGTCAGAAGAACAATTAAGCAGGTAGTATGAATAATCTTACAAGCGTATTACTATCGCATAATTATCATCATGATATTCAAGAGTGGTCTAAACAAGGTTCTGCATATCCATTTGACTCTGGTGTAGAACAACGAATAGTCAATTATTCAATACCATCATTTGAACTAACTATCTCATATAGAGGTTTAACTTACTCAAACTATAAACAAATCAGAGATGCTTATGAAGCTAATAACTCTAATACATTTATTGTTGATTTAAATGATGAGATAGATACTAATTACTATATCGAAGCTGGAACTGGTTATATTGAAAACCAAGATGACTATATTGACCAAGAAATATCTGTTATTGATTTAAGACCACAAACAATGACACTAAACTCATCAGTCTGGGCTTTTAAAGACTTTCAATTTAAAGTAGAAGCTAAAACACTTTTATATACTGGAAAGATAACTTTAATTACTTCTGTATTTTTTAACTTTGATGAATATCAAGATTTATTTACACAATCATCTACTTATACTCAATCTCCCTCAACAGACTTATCATTTATTAATGTTTTAACTGATGCAAGACCATACGCTGTTGACTTAAAATATGTCAATAACGCTATATTTTCTAACATTGGACAATCAGTCAGACACGCAAGAAATAAGGGCGGATTGAAAAGATATTGGACTATGTATTGGCTAACAACAGAAACTAACTTTTTAAAACTGTTGACATTCTATAGAAAGAACGCTGGAATTATGGGAGAGTTTGGTGTTCCAGACTACGGCACAGAAGCTGGTTTATCTGTTCAATACATTGTTAATGATGATGACTATTTAGAAAATCCAGATGACTATGTCTTATGGTCTGGCTTAGATGCACTATCAAATGCAAGATTTCAAAATGATTCATTACAATATCAAAGACGAGTTGATGGACTATATCAATTCCAAGCAGATTTTATTGAGGTCAAACTATGAGTAAAACAATAACAAACAATGCTAGAGAAGATAGACAATTAGCATTATTGCATTTATTTGAGTTTGATATGTATAACTTTGATAATACATTTAAAGAAACTCTATACTTCACAGACCACGATATATTTGTTCAATATGATGGAAACGAATACACACCTCTAGCGATTACATTTGACAGACTGGTGGAAGATTTTTCTATGTCTGCTGATTCAATTAGTGTAGCGATTGATAATGTAAACTCAGCACTATCAAATACAGCAATATCTACAGAATGGAGAAACAATAGAGCATTGATACAAAGAGTAGCTTTTACACCGCCAAGTGAAACTATTGGAGAGAAAACATACGATTATGGCTATGGAGATAATTTAGGCTCAAACACATATCCATTATTAGATTTAAGTGGAATAACAAAAGATGTTTGGACTTTGTTTGCTGGAATCATTGACACATTTAGTGCAACTGAATCAACATTAAGAGGAACAATAACAACCGAATTTAATAACTGGTCTAAACCTTACCCGACAAGAACTTATAGCCAGAATGAATTTACAACAATCGTTGGTGCTATGACCGATATAATTTATTGGGGCAGACAAGAAACACCATAATGAGAAATTGTTTTACAGAAGTTATTAATTATCTAAATCTTTATTACGATTTGCCTAATGGTTGGAAAGACTATAAATTAGATATTAATAATATGGATTTGTATGTAGAACAAGAAAAGAAGTTTTTAGCTCGTAAAGAACATATAGGATTTTTTAAAAGTTTTTGCAAACCAGTTAAAAAAGCTGAAAAAAACGATATAGTGCTAACTAGAACATCAGTTGGTTGTGCAATTAACAAATTTGCTTACTGGGTTTATAACGAAGATTTAAAACATATAGAGCACAAGTTATTAGATAAAAAATGTTTAGTATTAAGGATTAATAATGGGTAGTAAAGTAAAAGCAGTCGCTGGTATTGCTCTAGCAATATTTGCACCGACAGTAGCTAATATAGTTGGAACAACATTGTTTGGTGCTAGTATGTCTGCTGGTATTTATACTGCATTAACAGTTGGTGCTACTCTAGTGGGTGCTTCTTTGGCTGGTTCTGCATTAGCACCAGATATTCCAGACTTAGGTGATATTTCAGGTGCTGACCAATATGCTGGACAAAAACTAACTGCTACAAGAAACAATACTGGAACTGTTCCAATCGTTTATGGATTTCATAGATTAGCTGGAAATGTTATTTATCAAGATGCTAATAATGACTATACATCAGATGATACAGCTAAAGGATATAACAGAGATTACTGGGCAATCATTACTTTTGCTGGACATGAAATAAATGACATCACAGACATTTATGCAGACCAACAAGTATTAACAAACATATCTGGGAATATCTATACAAACACTTATCACCATATTAAATGGTATAACGCATCATCTACAGCAACAAATATACAAAGCGTAGATTTTGTAGTTAATGATACTGGTGATACTCAAGCTGGTTCTACTCTTGGTCTTGCTAGTGCTAATATTCCAGCTGGTGTTGCTTTTATGGCTGTTCACCAACTATTTGATGGTCAGCAAAATAAAAACACTCAATTAGCAACAATGGCTGTTGAATTAGAAGGTAAGAAAATTAGAACAATTACTGATGCGTCTACTATATCTACAACAACATCATATTCCAGTAATCCCGCTGAAATTATATTAGATATTCTTGGAGAATCACTTGGTGTTCCAGATTCAAGAATCGATATTGCTTCTTTTTATGAAGTTAAAACTGCTTGTAATACTTATGGCTGGGATTGCAATCTAGCACTAATCCAACAAGCTAATGTCCAGTCAATTATCCAAGAAATATTATCTACATTTAGAGGACAAATTATTCATTCAGAAAATAACTGGAAATTAAAAGCAGATGCAAAAAATCAAACATCTGTAGCTACTTTGACTGATGATGATATTCTTAATAATTCATTGAATATCACAATGCGTGGCTCTAAAGACATATTTAATAAAGTTAGATTTAAATATATTAATCCTTCTGATGAATGGTTAGCTTCACAAGTATTAATTGAAGATACAGACCTACAAGCTTTAGAAGGTCAAATCATTGAAAAAATACTTGATGTAAAAGCAGTAACAAATACAACTCAAGCAGAAGAACTAGCAGAGATTACACTAAACGCTTCAAGATATACAGAAGATGACTCTGGAAACCGAATTAAACAAACACCACTCATCTGTGATTTTGCAACTACGATAAAACACGCAGATTTAGAGGTTGGGGACATTATAACAATCCAACACGATTTATTAGACAGAGATAGAAAATTTATGATATTATCTTTGGAAACTGACCAGAGTGGATTAATTCAAGTATCGGCTCGAGAATATGCCGAAACTCATTATAAAGACAGCTCTGGAACTTATATTATTTAGGAATAGTTTATGGCAATTACAACTAGAAGTGGAAAAGGCTCAGCATTAACACATACTGAGATGGACACAAACTTTGAGTCTATTGCAGAGAAAACATCTGCTACTGGCTCTGTTAAATTACCAGTTGGAACGACTGCACAAAGAGATGCAACACCAACAGCTGGAATGCTTAGATTTAACTCAACTGAAACATCAGCAGAAATCTATGATGGCTCAGAGTGGGGTGCAGTTGGCGGTGGCGGTGCTTCAACAGCAGTATATGCTGAACACGCTCACACACTTAGCGAAAACTTAGAAATTGCTTCTGGCAATAATGCTATTTCTGGTGGTGCTATAACTATTGAATCTGGCTATTCTGTAACTGTGCCAACTGGAAGCACTTGGACTATTGTTTAAAGGTAAATTATGAGTAAAGTAAAAATACAAGGTAATGCAAGTGGAACTGGAACATTAACCATTTCTGCACCTAATACAAATACAGATAGAAGTCTAACGCTACCAGATGGTGCTGGAGAAATAGTAGTATCAAGCGGTGGTGCTTTACCTGCCTTAGATGGTAGTGCATTGACTAATTTACCAACACCTACTGTTGGTTATGGTGCTTTTCAAGCGGTTATGACCGACAGTCAATCAATTAGTTTAACCACAAATACAAAAATAGAATTTGTAAGTGAAGTAAAAGATTATGAAAGTTTTTATGATATAAACAATAAAAGATACCAACCAGATACAGCAGGATTGTATTTCGTGCAATGTCGTATTGAACACGAAACTCCATATAATGGAGAAGTTAAATTAAAACTATATAAAAACGGAAGTAGTTATTCAGAAGAAATAACCGAATCTCCCAATACTTCTGGTTATCCAAGTGCAACTCTTAGTGCTTTAGTGCCATTAAATGGAACAACTGATTATTTAGAAATGTATGTTTTTCAAAATATGGGAACTACTATTTCTATTTATGGGACTGCCGAATATGGTGGTTTTGGGGGTTATTTAGTGAGGGCAGATTAATGATTTTACAAGAAAAAATTGTATCTATATATCCAGAATTAACAAAAGAAGATTTTATAGATACACCAGCCCAAAGTGCTTTAATTAGATTAAGAAATGATGGTGATGGAGATTACATAGAAGAATGGAATCACCCAACATTAACACAACCAACTCAAGAACAACTTGACGCAATAACGGAATAAGATATGAGTAAATTAAAAGTAACAACAATCTCCGACCCAGATAACGACAATACAGCCATATCTGTAGACTCCTCTGGTAACCTGACAGTACCACAGAATTTAACTGTATCAGGTACTCTGTCTGGTGATGGTAGTGCATTAACTGGTATTAGTGGTGGTATTAGTGAAGCAGACCAATGGAGATTAACTGCTAATTTTCAAGGAAGTAGTGTTATTACAACAAATTTAGAAAGAGTTGATAATTCTGGTTTTGGATATTTAGGAACTGGAATGACTCAATCATCTGGAGTTTTTACTTTTCCTTCAACTGGTTATTGGTTAATTCGTGCTGATGCAATGTTTAGATTCACAAGTGGTTCTCCTTATAATGTTATTTATATTGAAACAAATACTACTGGTGGTGGTGCAAGTGGTTGGACATCA